AACTGAACTACACGCTCCTCCGGGAGATGTGCGTCAGCCTCAACGAGTTCTATGCCGGCATCGGCCTCGAGGGTATTTCCTTGGGCGACCAGCTCGGGTGGAATGAGCAGAGGCAGATCGAGGTACACTACGGCGCCCAGGTCTCGGATGACGGGAAGGCTGTCGTGGTGGTCGATTTCGTCGTCGAGCCCACTGAGAAGTGGTTCAAGCTTTCGTGAAAGGAGCACGGTATATAACGAGACCCATCTAGAAAGGAATGACCATGAGTTTCAAAGAGACCACCGGATACAAGGTCGTATCCCTTGTCGCCTCGACATCCGCCAGCATCACCGCCGGTGCCGTTGTCGGCGCTCTCTGCCCTCCAGCCGGAGTGGTATTGACCGCCATCTACGGCCTCGGTAGTAGTGTCCTCGGCACATATGTCGGTGACAAGGCCGGACGACAGTACGCCGAGACCCTTGCTGAGACCATCGACTCCCTCCAGACACCTCAGACCAACTAAACCCCCTATGCCCTCTAACACAGGGCATAGGCTTTCGCAAATTCTGCACGCACTATAATGAGACCCCATCAACTCGAAAGGAACTCTCATGTCCGAGAACACCGCTCCCACCGTCGTCGAGCACTCCGAGACCGTTGAAGACGAGACCCCCATCGTCGCCGTCAACTGGACCAAGCTCGGTGCCGTCGCCAAGAAGAGTGCGCGTTACGTGCTGCCCGCCGCAGCCGGTTTCGCCGCGCTCGTCCTGGTGAAGGCCCTTGCTAACTCCAGCGACAGTGATGACGAGGCTCCCGCCGCCATCGAATCGGACGCCGAAGTCGTGGACACTGAGCTCGTCGAAGAGACCAACGACTGATACTACTCACCCCTAGAACCCAACTCGGGTTCTAGGTTTCTCATTTTTGGAAAGGAACGAACGATGGAGCTTCAGGCGGCCGTGGTGGTTACCCTCACCGAGAACGGCAAGACAGTCAAGCGCGTCATCCAGAAGAGCGACAAGTTCGACGAGAAGACCTCGTGGGACCATATTGTCAAGCAGACTAAGTCGCTCGCAGCCACTACTCTCAACTCGATGGACTGAAAGGCATACCCATGATCAAGATGAACGTCAGCGCCGAGACCTTCGACGGCGACATGGTCACCGAGACCCTCTGGTTCCACATGAACAAGGTGGATCTCATCGAACTCCAGCAGTCGGAGCCGGGCGGGTTCACCGACACGCTTCAGGCATTCATGTCCCGCAAGCCTGAGGACTGGACCAATAAGGACAAGTTCAAGTTGTTCGAGTTCTTCCGCACCATCGTCGACAAGGCCTACGGCGAGAGGTCGTCGGACGGCAAGCGATTCCGGAAGTCGCCGGAGATTCTCGCCAACTTCAAGGACAGCATCTTCTACGACGAGTTCGTCCTGAACCTCCTGGAGGACGAGAAGAAGAGCATCAAGTTCTTCAACGGCGTCATGCCCAAGGCGCTCCTCGAGCAGGCGAAGAAGGATCGTCCGGACGTATTCAACCAGATCGAGGCCTGAGAAACCCGAGCGGGGCCCTGGGGAGACCTGGGCCCCGCATATCAGAAGGAGCGAACATGACCGATAACGTACCCGTGCGTGGGGATTTCCCCTCCAACTCACGGAAGACCAAGCCCGCCGTCGAAAGGGTCGTCAAGACTCCGGCGCGTATTGACAAGGGCAGTCTCGGCAAGCAGGCGCTTCAGGCGTTCTTCGCCGAAGACATCAAGGAGGTAGCCAACTACCTTCTCTGGGATATTGCCCTGCCAAGCGTCAAGAACGCCGTGAGCGATATCTTCACATCCGGGATCGACCGTCTGCTCTTCGGAGGCGACGGCGGCCCTCAGCGCTCTCGCAGCAACAAGACCTACACCTCATATTCCAATCGGACTTACGGACGTCGTGAGACTCCAACCGAGCGGACATACACTCAGAGAGACCGTCGGGAGCACAATCTCGAGTCCATCATATTCGCAACTCGTAGTGAGGCCGAGGATGTCCTGAATCACCTTATCAGCATCTGCGACCAGTACGACGTGGCGACCGTGGGAGACCTGTACGGCATGGCCGGCATTTCCCAGTCGTACACCGATGAGAACTGGGGATGGCGGGATCTCCGTAGCGGACGCGCTGTCCGTTCCCGCAATGGATACATTCTCGATCTACCGAAGCCGGAGGACGTCCGATGAACGACGAAGAGATGACAACCGTCTACGGTCTCACATCTATCTTTCTCACGGTTTTTATTCTTCTACTCATCCTCGCCGGCCTAGGATCCCTGCCGGTCTGGGTCATATTCGCAGGCCTGTTGGTCATCAACGCCATTCTTATCGCAGCGATCGTGAACGACATAAGGAACAACAAATGAGCGTCGAGCAGATGCGCGCCAAGCTGCGCCAAGCATACGGAGGATCGGCGGCATGGGTCGCCAAGGTTGATCGCATGAGTGACGGTCAGGTAATCGCAGTCTACAAGAGCCTTAACGAGAGGAAGTACTTCGCATCATGAGTCTTACTGTTATTTCGCGCCTCGCCGGCAAGGGCGCTCTCATCGTCTCCAAGCACGCTCCCGCCATCCTGACGGGGCTGGGGATCGCCGGCTTCACCGCAACCGCAGTCCTCACGGCCAAGCAGACGCTGAGCGTCGGCGAGGTCACCTGGGAGGACCTGAACGAGCTGTCGACAGTCAAGGCGGCTGAGGACGAGGAGAAGTTCGACAAGCGAGAGATTCAGATCGCCAAGGCCCGTGCCTGGGGCAACCTAACGAAGCATCTTGTCAAGCACTATGCCCTGCCGCTGAGCCTGGGCACGGTCTCCGCCATTTCTCTGATCCTGGCGCACCGCATTTCTGCGCATCGGATTGCTGGTCTGTCCATGGCCTACGCCGGTCTCGAGGAGTCCTTCCGCAACTACAAGGACCGTATCGAGGAGGGCTTCGGTAAGGAGGAGACCGAGCGTATTCTCGCCGAGGCTGACGCCAACGCCCTTGACAAGGCGAAGATGGACTACTACAACGAGACGGGTCGTGAGTTCCAGCTCAAGCCTGAGGAGTTCATGCGTGAGCTCGGCGTCTCGCCATATGCTGTCGTATTCGACCAGAACGCGAAAGCCTGGGAGGGTAACGAGGACTACAGCCTCATGATCCTCCATGCTCAGGAGAACTACGCCAACGACATCCTGCGGACTCGTGGATATCTGCTCCTGAATGATGTGTACAAGGGCCTCGGCCTGCCTCCGACCTCTGCCGGTTCCGTGGTGGGCTGGGTGTACGACAACGAGGACGGTGACGGCATCGTTGAGTTCGGCAACTTCGAGGTGTTCAACTACCGCGACTACGACCCGGTCCTCGGACGCGAGGTCACCAAGTTCGTCCTCGACTTCAACGTCGACGGCGTTATCTATGACCAGATTGACAGGGTGGCAATTCGATGAAGGTAGCATTTCTGATCCTGGTCGGATTCGCCATCGGTCGAGCAACTAAACGAAAGGGACGCAAGTGAAACTACTACCGGCGCTCGTCGTCGGTCTCACGGCGACATTTCTTGCCGTGCAGGACTTGAGGGGCAAGAAGAAGGAGGCTGTAGAGTCTCCGGACGAGATCCAGGAGACTCCTGAAGAGAAGGAGAAGCAGATGGACGAGTACGAGGAGATCGTCAACGACGAGTATCGCCCGTTCACCATGGAGGACGACATTTCCGAGATCATCGGAGAGGCTCCAGAGGAAGAGGACGAAAACGAGGAGATCGCGGAGGGCGAGACCGTCCGCGAAATCACAGAAGCGGAGTACAACGAGGGTGCATTCGGGTTCGAGAGCGTCGACTTGATGTATTTCATCGACGACGAGGTCCTGTGTGACTCGGACATGATCACGATCGACAACAAGGACGAGTGGCTCGGCGACGTCGACCTTGTACTCGGGCCTGGTAGTATCACGCTCATGTGGATCCGCAACTTCAACCTCTCCTACGATATTCGCCTCGAGATCATTGAGGACTCGTACTCCGGATCCCGCTGATGGAAGAGGAGTACTTCGACTTCCTGCTCTCATTCTTGGACGAGGATGAGAGCCCGCTGCCGAGCATATTCGGCAACTACTACCTCCTGTCGAAGCTCCACCGTATCGACTTCCGCTACTCCCTCATGATGGACCGCAATCGGGACATGGATGGGCGTGAGTGGCGGAACCGCTACGGCGGCGAGCTTCCACCGGCATTTCTCAAGCGTCCGGCCAGCGTTCTCGAGGTTATCCTCGGGTTGGCCGATCGTATGGCGTTTGAGCTAGACGACGAAGCAGGCATCGCTCAGTATTTCTGGGAGTTGATCGACAACCTCGGTATCAACTACATGGACTACCAGTTCGAGGATGACCCTGACATCGATCTAATCATCAAACGGAAGATCGACCGATGGATGAGCCGTCAGTATGATTCCGACGGACGTGGAGGCATATTCCCTCTGAAGTCCGTCCCTAGGTTCTCCGGAGAGACCGAGTTCCCGAACCAGAACCGTCTCGAGCTCTGGTATCAGATGCAGCTCTACCTCGCGGAGAACTACGACATATAAGGAGTCAAATGGATTTCTACGAGATCAAGGAGCGAGCCCTGAAGTCGGGCACCACCGAGGTACGGCCGGCCTGGCGTGTGCACCAATTCAAGGATCTCATGGTTCGTGGGAAGTCCTTCTACGCCGTGTACAATCCCGAGACGCACTTTTGGACTACTGACGAGTATGACCTGGTGCGTATCGTGGACACCGACGTCGCCCGTCACTTTCAAGAGGCCTCAAAGAGAGTCAACGGGTCCGTCTGGCCGAGGTATCTGGGGGACTACGACTCCAAGACATATTCCGAGTACAAGGCGTGGGTGTCCAAACTTTCGGACGCCTACCGCCCTCTCGACAGCAAGATACTGTTCGCCGACCAAACCCCCCGAAGGGAGGATTACGCAACCAGAACGCTCTCTTATTCTCTGAGCGGCGATCCATGCCCCGCCTACGAGGAGCTCATGAGCACCCTCTACGATCCGGACGAGAGGGAGAAACTCGAATGGGGCATCGGATCTATATTCACGGGAGACTCTACCTGGATCCAGAAGTTCTTCGTGCTCTACGGATCTGCTGGATCCGGTAAGTCAACCGTCCTGAACCTTATCTCGAGGCTGTTCGACGGCCATATCGGTCAGTTCGATGCAGCGGCTCTTGGGCGACCCAGCGACCAATTCGCCCTTGAGCCATTCAAATCGAATCCTCGAGTGGCCATTCAACACGACGGCAACCTCTCCCGGATCGCGGATAACAGCCGCCTGAATAGTCTCGTATCTCATGAACCGATGGTCATGAATGAGAAGGGGAAATCCCTCTACACGTTCAAGCCTGAAGCGATGTTGTTCGTGGGCACCAACTTGCCGGTCCGTATCACCGACTCGAAGAGCGGACTGACGAGGCGTCTTATCGACGTTGAGCCTTCTGGACGAAAGCTCGATATTCGTCGGTACAAAGAGATCATGTCTCAACTCGAGGACGAACGGGGTTCTATCGTAAAGCGCTGCGTGGAACTCTATAAGTCCAAGGGTCCGTCGTATTACGACGACTACAAACCCATCGGAATGATGAGTAAGACCAACCCCATCTTCAACTTCCTCGATTTCTATCAGGACGAGTTGGACGATGAGGACGGGGTCACTCTCAAGCGCATCTACGAGATGTACAAGGAGTACTCCCAGGCATATTCGGACGGAGCTATGTACCCCATGTACAAGTTCAAGGACGAGATCCGGGACTACTTCGAGGAGTTCCACGATCGCATCATGGTCGACGGGGAACGCCGGCGCAAGGTGTATAAAGGGTTACTGAAATCCAAATTTTCCCAGGGGGAGAAGACGAAAAACCCGATTTCGGATTGGACTGAAATGAAAGAGCAGCCGTCATATCTTGACGAGCTCTATAAAGACCGTCCGGCGCAGTACGCCAATGAAAACGGCCTCCCGGCGAAACGTTGGGACGACGTCACGACGACACTGAAGGACTTGGACACTGGAAAGGAGCATTATGTCCTCGTACCCGAGCAAGACGTCGTCATCGACATCGACCTCGACAAGGACAGAGACAAGTGTCTGGAAGAGGCTCGCAGGTGGGTTCCCTCCTATGCTGAACTTAGCCGATCGGGGGGTGGAATCCACATCCACTATCGATATTCGGGGGATCCTTCCGTACTTTCACGGTTGGTGCGACCCGGAGTCGAGTGCAAGGTCTACTCAGGCAAATCCGCCCTCCGTCGACGCCTCACCGAGTGCACCGCCCACCAGGGCCTTACCGCGGTTGAGGACGGATATCTCCCCGTCAAGGAGAAACCCTTGATCCGACAGGAGGTCATGCAGAACGAGAAGTCCATCCGGAAACTCATAGAGCGGAACCTGAGGAAGGAGATCCATCCCGGGACGAAGCCCAGCATCGATTTCATCATGAAGGTGCTGACGGACGCCAAGGAGTCTGGGATGGACTACGACGTGTCGGACATGAGGCAGAAGGTCCTCACGTTCGCCATGAAGTCCACCCATCAGGCCGACTACTGCATCAAGCTGGTGCAGGAGATGCCGTTCTCTTCGGAGAGCGACCATGAGGAGACCTATGAGGAGCCGGACGACGATACCCCGATTATTTACGACGTCGAGGTATTTCCGAACCTGTTCCTTGTGAACTGGAAGGTCCGTGGCGCCAACAAGATCCAGAGGATGATCAATCCGACTCCGAATGAGATCTCTGATCTTATAGAGAAGAAGCTCGTAGGATTCAACAACCGCCGGTACGACAACCATATCCTCTACGGTCGTATCCTGGGCTACTCGAACATCCAGCTCTACCACCTCTCTCGTAAGATCATCAACAACCTTATCAAGGAGGGATTTCGAGAGGCATATAACCTGTCCTACACCGATATCTACGACTTCGCCGCCAAGAAGCAGTCCCTCAAGAAGTGGGAGATCGAGCTGGGCATCCACCACAAGGAGCTTGGACTTCCCTGGGACGAACCGGTGCCGGAGGAGATGTGGGAAGAGGTCGCCGCATATTGCGACAACGACGTCATCGCCACAGAGAAGGTATGGGACCATCTGGAGGCGGACTGGGAGGCCCGGCAGATTCTTGCTGCGATCGCGGGTCTCCCTGTTAACTCCAGCACCAACAAACTGACCACCCAGATCATATTCCAGGGTCAGCGAGACACTCAGAAGTACTTGCAGTACACAGACCTGTCGGAGATGTTCCCCGGCTACAAGTACGAGTACGGCAAGTCGACATATCGTGGTGAAGAGGTTGGCGAGGGCGGCTACGTCTCCTCCGAGCCCGGATACCACGAGAACGTGGCCCTGCTGGATATTGCGTCGATGCATCCTACGTCGATCGAGAATCTCCAGCTGTTCGGGCCCTACACCAAGAGGTACAGCGAGCTCAAGAAGGCTCGTATCTTGATCAAGCACAAGGAACTCGACGAGGCTCGAAAGATCCTGAATGGGGCGCTGGCTCCATATCTGGACGACGACTCTAACCTCGACGCTCTGGCCTATGCGCTGAAGATCGCACTGAATTCGACGTACGGACTCACCGCCGCCAAATTCGACAACCCACTCCGAGACCCCCGGAACGTGGACAACATCGTCGCCAAGCGCGGCGCTTTGTTCATGGTCGACCTGAAGCATTTCGTTCAGGAGAAAGGATACACCGTTGCCCACATCAAGACCGACTCGATCAAGATCCCGAACGCCGACGATCGCATCATTTCGGAGGTCTTCGAGTTTGGGAAGAAGTACGGCTACACATTCGAGCACGAAGCGACCTACGATCGTATGCTGCTCGTCAACGACGCCGTCTATATCGCACATGACAAAGAAGGTTGGCACGCAACTGGCAAGCAGTTCCAAGAACCTGTTGTCTACAAGACTCTCTTCACCGGAGATCCTCTGGCTCTCGAAGATGTCGCCCAGACACGATCGGTTACTACACGAATGCTGCTTGAATTCGATGAGAACGACCGAAAGTTCGTCGGACGCGTCGGACGCTTCCTTCCTGTTGTCCCAGGAACGCCCGGGGCAGGGCGACTTGTACGCGAGAATCATCGAGTGGACAGCGAGGGTCGTGAGATTATTTCATACGGCGATGTCGGAGGTTGCAAGGGGTATCTCTGGCTTGATTACGAAGACGCCGGAGACGACTGGCGAGCTAAGCTGGACAATCGATATGGAAGGGAACTCGTGGACGCTGCCCGAGGGCAAATTCAGAAGTATACGGACGTCGATACCTTCCTAGCAGCATGAATCGCGAGAAGGGCAGGGCATATAATGAGACCCCACCAGAAAGGTATTGCCATGTCCTGCCCCTCCCTCGCCCGCCAGTACGTCCTCACCAACCTCGCTGAGATGGGTGTTGGATTCGCCATAGCTACGTTCGCCTACTACGCGACACGTGACTACTGCGACCAGCACCAGCTCACAGCAACCAAAGAGGACATGCTCGCCATGGCCAAGAACATCAGCGACACATTCAAGACCAACTGAACACACTCACATCTAGAACCCAACCCGGGTTCTAGGTTTCTCGAGAAAGGAACGAGCGTGGTTATCTCGGTAAAAGACTATATCCAGGCATTCAACGAAAGGAACGAACCGATGCCCAGCGTTATTTACGATGCCTCCAAGACTCCTGCTGATATCCTCATCGACTACAGCCAGCATCTACGGTGCGAGGTAGAGAGCATGGGGGACGAGGAGATTGAAGAGATAATCAAGAGGCTTGAACTCTGCGCTGAAGGCACCCACGGCCCCAAGCGCCACCAGCATATCGATAGACTCGTGGAGATCTGCCGGAACGAGCTGGACGACCGAGACCTCGTGCGCTGCCTTGTCCAGGCGGGCCTCATCACGGGCGTCTCGTTTGTTGAGGAGGACAGCGATGAGTGACCAGCCCACAAAACTCGAGCCCATCCGTCTCCGTCATGAAGGTAAAGCGGGTATTGAGGGCTTTATCCTGTTCCTGCCGTCACGACTCGAGAAGCTCACCGACGATCAACTCCTGGAGTTCGTTGAGAAGATCGAGACGATCGAAGAGGAGATCAAAGAGGTATACTACGATATCGGTGCAGACTCAGCTCGTGGGCAGGAGAGCTGGGTATTCCGAATTCACAGTATTCTCCTGAATGAGGTGGACGCTCGACGGGTTATCCATCGACTCCAAGACCGCGGCATCGTCAGACAGGAAGGGGGATTGTGAAGTACGATCTCTACTCTCCTCCATATTTCGTCGACCAAGTTCTATCTCAAGACTACTACCCCATAGAAAGGAACACGACATGGCCGTCAACACCTACACCATCAAGAACGCCAAGCTCCTCTTCCGCAACTTCGCCGGAGCACAGGACCGATTCGGAAAATCAGCACGCACCTTCTGCGTCATCATCCCTGACGACGCCGTCGACGACTTCCGAGCCGAGGGATTCAATGTCAAGACCCTGAAGCCTCGGGATGAGACGGAGGAGCCCCTCCCCTTCATCAAGGTGAAGGTCAACTTTGGAGGTCGTCCACCCAAGATCGTCTCGATCATCGGACGTACTCGTACGCTCCTGAACGAGCAGACGGTCGGGGCCCTCGATTTCGCAGATCTCGAGCGAGCCGATATTGCTGTCCGTCCCTACCACGGACGTACCAAGGCCGGAGTAGAGTTCTGCTCGGCATATCTTGACAAGGGTTTCTTCACCATCGTGGAGGACGAGCTCGAGGCTATGTACTCTGAGGAGATTGACAACGAGGAGGTTCCGTTCTGATGCCGCTCGAAGTCAAGCTCTTCAACCCTCGCCGTAGCGTCTGCGAGGCGGTCAAGATCACGGACGACAATCTACGCATGGTCCGCAACTGGGCCTCCAGCGACGAGGACATCAAGGCCGACCTTCACACAGGGGCCATCGGCAAGTGGGTTATCCGTCGTAGCGACAACAAGTTCGACCTCATGACCGAGGGTCAGCTCTGGGGCCTCTACGAGCCGATCCTACACTGACATCCCTATCCACGGGGGTCCTGGGGAGACCTGGGGCCCCCATACCCACTAGAAGGAACGAACGCATGCTCAAGAAGCTTTATTTCCACACACACGAGGGCCGTAGCTACGACTTTGACATCGTCGCCACAGCCAAAGTCGACAAGCCCGGGTTCACCGAGTGGATCGTACAGGTCGATACTAACAATGAACTTGGTGTCCATGAGGTCCAGGCCAGTACCGATGACTGCACATTCGATATCGTCGGGGACGATTCTCTGATTATCTGGGAACTCCCTCCCGTTGAGGAGGCTAAGGATCCTGACCTCTGGACGGTCCATGTCGAGACGGCAGACTTTAAGTTCTGTATTGTCGAAGGCGAGACAACTTGGACAGAACACGGGGACCTCAAAGTCAAGACGCGCAACGGCCACGTCAGTTATCTGTCGTCAATCCTCCGTGAGTTTGATGTCGACGACGTGTCTCAGACCATCACCGCTCGTTATAAGCAGTGATCCTCATTTTTCCGTATTGTACTTGTGTAGGAGACTTAAATGAAGCTGGTTTTAAAGACGCTCGATGGCAAAGTTGCCCAGCGTAAGATCAAGGATTTATGTTGTGACGGGGACATCGGAGACGAGGACCCCCGGGCCGCTCTGGTCATCGTCGAGCTGGATGATACCGAGACATATCTCCCCATCGACCAATTTATCTGCGAGGAGTGGACTGACGATACCGTAGTTGTCAAGGAGGACTGGGCATGAAGGTATATACTGTGGAACGACACGGCGACCACTGGATCGCCTGGCACAAGGAGGGGCTACTCGGAGTAGCTGACGACATGATTTCTGCATACCGTCTCGTGGAGGAGGCTACTAATGGCAACCGCTGACCCGATGCCCGACCCGAACACCTATGATATCCGAGAGGACGGAACTGTCTACGGGAAGCGCTCAGGCAAGCTTATACCCATCCGGACGTCCCGGTATGGTCTTCCGCAGATCCGTTTTTACAAAGGGCATCGCTACCGGGTTCAGCTCCTCAGCAAGATCATCTGGACCCATTTCCACGGCGAGATCCCGTTCATGCATGAGGTGCGGCACAAGGATGATGATCCATGGAACTGCTCCTTGGAGAACCTGTATCTGAAGGACCTGAACGAGGAATTCACGCCTCTGGATCGCTGGCCGGGCTTTGCCATCAGTAAGGGCGGCGAATTGATCAACATGACCACCCTGCATCGGATCAAGCCCATGATGCCCCCAAGCAGGACCAACCTCATGTTCTCGGTCCGTGTCGACGGGGAGAGCCGGACCTTCCCGGTTGCCTTCACCGTCTGGGAGACGTTCATGGGAGAGAAGGTCAACTCGCATTATCTCTGCCACAAAGATGGCGACGTTTGGAACTGCGCTCTGGATAACCTGTATATCAGTGACGAGTACCCTTACCATCCGCGCAAGCTTGACAAGCAGACCGGCCGGGAGTACAAGCCCGTCATCGAGGAGGACGGCAAGGAGTACATGCCAGTCGAGTACTATATTCACATGGTCGACGGAGTGAAAGGAAAGAAGGAGAGTGGAATCCCCCAGCACTGCCGACTTGGCTCCTACTGAGACATTCAAGGACAGCATCATCGATGATATCGAGGTCAGTGATCTCGGTAGGGTTCGCCGTATCTCGACTGGTCAGATTCTCACCCCCTGTCTTAGGGCGAACGGGTACGTTCAAGTAACCCTTTGGGATCGTGGGATTAGACGGACGAAGTATGTCCAGAAGCTGGTCTGGGAGGCCTTCAACGGCCCTCTGGAGCCCTTACAGCGGGTTGCGCACCTGAATGGTGACCTGACCGATAATAGGCTCTCAAATCTCTTCCTGGAGTCTCACAGCGACTCGATGAAGAGGGCGTGGGATGCCAAACGACGCAAGTGGGAAACTATCTACCAAGGAGTTCTGTGGTGAGTGAGTACAAGAGTCCGCACAACGACGGGCATGATCCGTATATCCTGATCTGGGAATACGGGAATGACATTCGGAGGGCCGAGTTCACCGAACGCTGGGCTGAGTACGACAAGACCGGTTGGACCATCTGGTATTTCCGTCTTGTGGATGGGGGCATCATGACCTTCTCAGCTCGAGAATGGGAGCAGAAGGATGACGTCAACCACCTGACAACGATTTGGATGAAGCCCTCGTTGTACGATATTGAGAGGAAGGACAACTGACATGGGTGCCTTCATCGCAGTTAGGAAAGTGTCATGATTCTCGAAGTGGATGACGGGGGGCGACTCGAAACGATTGCGGTCATCGGCGACAGTACCGACTATGTCGTTAACGGCCGCAGGTTTATTGGCGGATACCGGCTCAACGCCAGCGGGTACGAAAGTATCTGGTTCGACAAGGCGGTTTGGGATGTGACCTTGTTAGCAGAAGATGCGTCCCTCAAGACGTATCGACTCACTAGGAAGACATCATGATACCCGCAGAGAAGATCCTTCTGACAATCATCAGGGGCGGCGAGGTTCTCTACGAGAAGGAGGGTCTCTTCGATATCTGGACCTTTCCCAAGGATGGCGGACCCGCCGTGTCCATCCGTGATGTCTACGAGGACCGGGTCATATTCGAAGAGCTTCCGATCGGATCTATGAGCATGTCCGCGCCACTCGTCTGCATCCAGACCGAGAGGGTCTGAGTCTTGGGCCCGGTTGATCTGTGGCCCCATCAGGTCGAAGCGGTGAAGAACCTGAGGAATGGGTGCATATTGACCGGTAAGCCGGGCTCGGGGAAGTCGGTTGTCGCCCTCCAGTACTACGTTGAGAGAGTGCTGGGGGTGCGGCATCCGGCCGATCTTCCGAGGCGGCTTGCCGAAGGACCCAGGTTATATATAATCACCACTGCTCGCAAGAGGGATGACCTTGATTGGCAGGGGGATGTCTCGATGTACGGGCTAACGGACTACACGACAGTCGATTCGTGGAACAACATCAGTAACTACAGCGACATCCGTGACTCCTTCATCATATTCGACGAGCAGAGGGCTATTGGAAACGGCAAATGGGCCAAGACATTTGTCAAGATGGCTCGTAAGAATGAGTGGATCATGCTGTCTGGCACGCCTGGTGATAATTGGATGGACTACTGCCCGGTATTCATAGCCAATGGTTTCTTCAAGAACCGCACCCAGTTCGAGAGGGAGCACTGCCAGTTCAACTACAGAGCGGGCTATCCTCGTCTTGAGAGATATCTTGGGCAAGGGAAGTTGTTGCGGCTTCGGAAGAAGGTGCTCGTGGATATGCCGTTCGTCAAGAAGACGGTTAAGAAGCGGACGGACGTCCCGGTATCCTACGAGGAGAAGCCATATCGTACGATCCAGAAGTACCGCTTCGATCCGTACAAGGAAGAGCCTATCAAGAACGCAGGCGGCCTTTGTCATGTCTTGAGAAGGGTGACTAATGAGGATCCTGTGAGACTTGTGGCGGTGAGAGAGCTGTGTGAGCAGCATCCCCGAGTCATCGTCTTCTATAATTTCGACTACGAACTCTTCATGCTGCGGTCGTTGGGGGATATTCTCGGAGTGCCGATCGCCGAGTACAATGGGCACAAGCATGAACCCTTGCCGGAAGGTGAGCGATGGGTGTATCTTGTGCAGTACACGGCGGGTGCGGAGGCCTGGAACTGCACCACTTGTGACACGATGATATTCTTCTCTCAGAACTACTCGTGGAAGGTCATGGAGCAGTGTGAGGGGCGAATTGACAGACTGAACACTCCTTATTCAGTCTTGAACTACTACTACCTGAAGAGCCAGTCGCCCATCGATCAGGCCATTTCGAGGGCGATTCGGGTCAAGGAGATCTTCAATGAGAGGGGTTTTTACGAGTCTCTGAGGTGATTGTTGTACCACCCGTTGTACCGCTTGGTATGGCGGGTGGGCAACGCTTCTGATGTTTGTGTGACTGGAGTGGTACATGTGATTGGCCAGTTTTTTGGCCAGTTTTGAAATCGGCCGAAATCTGTATTGTACACGTGCGCCAAATTTGGCCAGTTTTTGGCCAATTGGCCAGTTTTGAAACGGGGTTGGCCACGGATCTGGCCACCACTTTTCGTTGCAATTTCAACGTTTATACCCTAATTTGGCCAATTGGCCAGTTTTGTTCTGATTACCAGGAGTTGAGTAAATTTTCTTATATATAGAGAATAAACAGGGTTCGCCTGGCCACTGGCCAAGTATTGTACATGCACTGTATTGTACATGCAGTCCCGATACAAGTCTCAACGACATGTACAATAGACCGCGTCGCAAACATGCATCCTAATGAAGGAGATGGGCCTTCTATATTTTCGACCCCTCTTGCTTCACCACAGCTCCCACGGCTGGCTGAAACTACGCCACCTCAACACCGCATAGAACACTCAAACAACTTACGAGTACCGACACATGCGGCGCCCCGGCCAGCCGTGGGTATAATTCTTGATTCGAGGATTGACCCCATGCTCGAACGCGACTACCAACGCGGACTCATATCCAGGATCGAGGAACGCCTTCCTGGCTGCCTCATCCTCAAGAACGATCCGAACCACAATCAGGGCATACCCGACCTGATCATCATATTCGGATCCAAGTGGGCCGCACTCGAGGTCAAGAGAAGCGCAGATGCTGCTCATCGACCGAACCAGGATCATTTCATCGACAAGCTCGGCGAATGGTCCTTCGCATCATTCATATACCCAGAGAACGAGAAAGGAACGCTCGATGAACTGGAACGTACACTCAAGGCTGGAGGGCCTGCACGCATTTCTGAGCGCCAGCAAGCACAGTTGGGTCAACTACGACGACGAGAAGCTGGGCGAGGCATTCAGGACAGCACAGGCAGCAGCGATGGGGACCAGGCTTCACGCCCTGGCCGCAGAGCATATTCGCCTAAAGATGCGGATGCCGAGGAACAAGGCCACCTTCAACGCCTACGTGAACGACGCCATTGGCTACGGTCTTGACCCTGAGGTCGTGCTATATCACAGCGAGAACGCATTCGGGACCGCCGACGCCATTGGCTTCGACGAGAAGAAGCATCTTCTCCGCATTCACGACCTCAAGACTGGCGTAACTCGCGTCAACATGGTCCAGCTTCATATCTATGCAGCACTGTTCTGCCTGGAGTACGAGAAGCTGCCTGGCGAGATCAACGTCGAGACCCGCATCTACCAGAACGACGATATCCTGGTAGACAACCCCAAGCCAGATGACATTGCCCATATCATGGACAAGATCGTCTGGTTTGACAAGCTCATCGAGGAGATCAAGACTGAGGATTCCTGATGGAGTTGTGGAACGAAGCCCGAGGAATACCTCGGTATGATGTCAGTTCTTGGGGACAGGTATTCGACAAGCAGAAGTTTCGACTTCTGAAGCAGTCTCCCGATAGGGCCGGATATCTTCGTGTCAAACTATGGATAGCCGGCGAACGAAAGACCGTCTCAGTACACCGGTTGGTGGCGGATGCCTTCTACGACTGCGGTGTTGACGGTTGGGAAGTCAACCATATCGATGGCGACAAAACGAACAATCACGTTGTAAATCTAGAGCTCACAACTAGATCGGGCAACATGATTCACGCATTCGAGCGAGGTCTTGCCGAACCGTGTTATACGGTGACCCGCGTCCGAATCAGAGAGACCGGGCAGATATTTCCGTCCACCGGAGCTGTTGACCGCTATCTTGGCGTTAGTCCAGGTAGTGTTTCGAAGACTCTTCGAGGGCTACAGCCCACCTGCAAAGGATACACGTTCGAGCGCATTGGGGGTGAGGCCCATGACTCGTGATGAGCTGATGCACTACGGCACCAAGCGCCATTCGGGTCGTTATTTACCCTTGGGGGTCCGGTAAGGATCCATATCAGTCAGCCCAGGGCTTCATCGCTGAGCGAGACAAGCTCAAGGCTCAAGGCATGTCCGAGGTCGATATTGCCAAGGCCTGGGGCATGAGCACCACCGAGTACCGTGCTCTGAACAGCATCGCTCGTGCCGAGAAGAAGGCAGGCGATATTTCTCGAGCATCCCGTCTCAAGGACGCCGGTCTGCCCAACACGGAGATCGGTCGACGTATGGGACTCAACGAGTCCTCAGTTCGAGAGCTTCTCAAGCCTAACGCATCATATCGTAAGGATGAGATCACCCGGGTCAAGGATATTCTGGCCGACGAGGTGAAGCAGAAGAAGTTCATCGAGTATGGTCTTGGTGTTGAGCAGAACCTCCAATGTTCGTCGACATCTTTGAAGACCGCCGTCGAGGCCCTGAAGGCTCAGGGATATACTACTCACGACGTCAAGGTTAAGCAGGCCAACAGCGATAACTACACCATTCTCAAGGTTCTCGCCCCTCCAGGCACTAAAGCTGCCGATATTCATGCACAGAGGGACAAGATCCGCACCCCTGGTGTAGTCATCGACGAGAAGGGACTGCTGTCGACCGGGCTTCGTACTCCTCGACCCATATCTTCGAAGAAGGTCGCCATCAAGTACGCTGAGGACGGCGGTACTGACATGGACGGGGTTATTCTGCTTCGCCGTGGAGTCAAAGAGCTCAGCCTCGGTGGCTCTAACTACGCCCAGGTGCGTATTTCGGTCGACGGAACGCACTACCTCAAGGGTATGGCCATGTACTCGGATGATATTCCGAAGGGCAAGGACATAGTCTTCAACACCAACAAGAAGAAGGGCACCCCGATGCTGGGCTCCAAGGACCACACGGTCCTCAAGCCCATGAAGGATGATCCCGAGAATCCATTTGGTGCGGTCGTTAAACAGAAGTTATTTAAGGACCCGAAGACTGGCAAGAAGGAACTGAGCGCACTCAATATTGTGAATGAGGAGGGCAAGTGGGACTCATGGTCCCAGTCCCTGGCCTCACAGTTCTTATCCAAGCAGTCCCCCAAATTGGCCAAGCGCCAACTTCAGGCTGTCCGTGATGAAAAGCGGAAGCAGCTCGATGAGATCATGGGTCTTACGAATCCTGTTATTCGCAAGCGCATGCTCATGTCCCTGGCCGATGACTGCGACTCGGCTTCGGTACATCTCAAGGCCAAGGCTCTACCCGGTCAAGCGTCTCAGGTGTTATTGCCGATGCCCCATCTCAAGAAGGGTGAGGTATATGCTCCTAACTACCGGGACGGTGACGTTGTTAGTCTCGTGCGTTATCCTCATGGCGGGACTTTCGAGATTCCTACGCTCACTGTTAACAACCGAGGTAAGAAGTCTCGAAGTATTCTTGGCAATGCTAGGGATGCTATTGGGATCCATCCTTCTGTCGCTGAGCGTCTTAGCGGTGCTGATTTTGACGGCGACTCCGTCCTGGTAATTCCCAACAAGGGGAAGACTCGGATTCGTTCCACCGCCCCACTCAAGGGATTGAAGGGATTCGACCCCAAGAGAACATATCCTGGCTACCCTGGGATGAAGAGGATGTCGGATACTCAGACCCAGATGGGTAAGGTATCCAATCTTATTACCGACATGACTCTCAAGGGTGCCAGTGCCGATGAATTGTCCCGGGCTGTTCGTCACTCCATGGTTGTTATTGATGCCGAGAAGCATAATCTCAACTACAAACAGTCCGAGGTAGACAACGGCATCGCCGCATTGAAGAGGAAGTACCAGGGCGGCGCCGATAAAGGTGCAGCCACTCTTATTTCCAGGTCCAAGGGTGTTCAGTATGTACCCCATCGCAAGCCGCGCAGTGCAGCGAAGGGCGGTCCATATGATGCAGCCACTGGTCGCAGGGTCTACGAGGAGACTGGCGAGTCCTATATTAACAAGCAGGGCAAGCTAGTCAAGAAGCAGACCAAGACCACCAGGATGGCGGAGGCTACCGATGCTAGGAAGCTGTCCTCCGGTACACTGATGGAGGGTATTTACGCACAGCACGCCAACGAGTTGAAGGCCATGGCCAACGATATTAGGAAGCGTGCCATTTCAACCCCCGCCATCAAACGAGACCCCCGGGCTGCTAAGAGCTATGCCCCTGAAGTTGCCACCCTCCGCGCTAAATTAAACCGGGCCCTCAAACAGAAGCCCCTAGAGCGGCAGGCACAGCTAGTGGCACAAGGTGTTGTGCAGAAGAAGCTTGAATCAAATCCAAATTTGACCAAGAAAGAACGGGCTAAGCTTGAGGCCATGGCCATCAAGACCGCCCGCCGCCGTCTTGGTTACGATAGAGAAGGCACAAGAGTGGTCCCCACCCCTCGTGAGTGGGAGGCCATCCAGAAAGGTGCTATATCTAACTCGATGATGGAGCATATTCTAGCCAACTCTGATCTCGATACCATCAAGTCACTGGCTTTGCCGAAGGAGAAGCTTCCTCTTGCTGGTGCTCAGAAGGATCGGATTAAGACTCTTCGATCTAACGGAGCCAACACAGCGCAGATCGCTGAGGCATTGGGCATTTCTACAGCTAGAGTTAGGGAGTACCTGAATGGCTAGCTTCTTGTCCATTGTCAACTGTCCATTGTCCTTGAAACGGGGTGTATAGAGCCATGCTACGCCTAGCACTCACTACCGAGGACAATCCTTACGATCCTTTCGATGAGTTCGAAGAGTGGTTTAAGTTTGATGTAAGTCAAGGTTACCACACCTGCGCCTACCTGGCACGGGTCACTACCACTAGTACTGACCTCACCGAAGCCGATCAACTTGAAGCAACGAATGAAGCGATTGAAGAGATTCTCAAACTAAACTTGACTGGAAACTATCAAGTTGTAGAACGAGAATTCTGACGAGCTTTCGTCCATTTCGTCCATTCTGAACTCCAAAAGAGGGGGGACAGGGTCCGCAAAATGGCCCACCCCCCGTCATCGGCCCGCACCTCGCATTTTCCCCGGAGGTAGGTTTGGGCACACCGAATCCGGGTTTCGGATAAGACAGGACGACCTGTGTCGTTGGGGTCTTCTTGCGTTCGTTCCTTTCTACCCAACGAGGGGTACGCAAGTCGTCCTGTCCTACCTGAAACCCGGATTCGGAAACAGCAAAGGAACCCGGAATAGGAGAGAACTCCGTGGCAAGGGCCAAGAAGTCACCCAGAGGACGGGCCGCCACTCCGGAGCAGCAGGAGAATCAACTCATTTCGCTCGCAGTCCAGCGAGCCGAGGAGATGCTACTGGACGGCACGGCTCCTCCTTCCATCATCACGCACTACCTCAAGCTCGCCACGAGCCGAGAGCGGTTGGAGCAGGAGCGAATCAAGGCTGAGAACGACATGCTCAAGGCCAAAGCCGATGCTCTGGCGGCCTCAGCACGAGGGGAGGAGGCCTACAAGGAGGTTCTCGAGGCATTCAAGTCCTACGCCGGAGGAGGTGTGGGTCTTGAGTCGGATTCGGACCTTCAGTGAACTCTCTCGCATCGATTCCTTCGAGGAACGGTACGAGTACCTACGTCTCAATCAGGATCCAGGGGATCAGACCTTCGGTTTCGAACGGTACCTGAACCAATCCTTCTATCATTCGAACGAATGGCGTCAAGCAAGGCAGAAGGTTATCCTCAGAGACGACGCATGCGACCTCGGGGTCCCGGGTCACGACATCTACGGTAAGATTCTTGTTCATCACATGAACCCGATTCGGCCCGAGGACCTCGAGGGAGAGTTCAATCCCGACATCCTTGACCCCGAGTACCTGATCTGCGTGCAACACGACACACATAACGCGATTCACTTCGGCGACGCGAGCCTGTTACCCAAGCCTCTAGTCGAGAGAACGCCGAACGACACGATACCCTGGAGGTGACCGTGGCTGATTCGATACTGAACGACATCAAGAAGGCTCTCGGTATCACCGAGGACTACACGGCCTTCGATCAAGAGATCATTCTCCACACAAACACGGCGCTCATGTTCGCAGAGGAGATCGGTCTCCCCTCGTTCAAGATCACCGGAAAGACAGAGACCTGGGACCAGTACCTTAGTGGCGTCACGAAGAACGTCGAGGCCGTCAAGACGTACCTGTACCTGCAAGTGCGGCTCGTATTCGACCCGCCTGCGAATTCCTTCGTCGTAACGGCGATCGAGAAGCAGCTTCAGGAGTACGCCTGGCGTATCAACCTGCAGAAGGAGACTCCATGAGCGACCAACTCATGCACTACGGAGTCAAGGGGATGCGTAAGGGCGCTCGGAAGAGCCGTGAGCAGCGGAATGCCGAGCGCCGCGCCAAGTATGAGGCCAAGCTCAAGGCTAAGTACGGCGATCACGACATCGCTACGATTGAGGCCTTCATCAAGAAGCGCAAGGCGCAAGCAAAGGCGGTCAGGGACTGGCGTCTCGGCAACCAGCGCAACCGTCAGCTCACCGCTACCGAGCGTCGAGAGAAGTATTACAATGAACTCGACACCGGTCAGCTAGGTAAGACCTACGCAACCGACGCAACTCTCGCTGAAGCCGCTCGTAGGTACTACAAGAAGGGACATAACAAGCGAATGGGTCATTCGGAGCTGATGCATTACGGCATCAAGGGGATGCGCTGGGGAATCCGCAAGTCTCGCATCAAGGGCGCGAAGAAGTGGACTTCCAAAAAGCAGGCCAAAATAGATGGTATGTCCGATGATCAGCTCAGACGGGTCAACAACCGCCTCCGGTTAGAGAAGGAGTACCGTCAGCTGACCCAGACTCGGATGGATCGCTACCGCGCCAAGGCGGGGAAGGTGGTCGAAGAGGCCGCAGCCAACACTCTGCAGAACGCACTTCAGAAGAACCTTAAGAAGGCTGCCAGTCTGGGCGGATCGGCCGCCATCAAGGGCGCCAAACGGTTCAAACGGTAGGACTATGACATGACTGACAATCTGTTCTTCATCGACGAGGACGAGGTCCTCGCACACCACGGCGTCAAAGGTATGAAGTGGGGCGTTCGCAAGCAGCGGGCAGCTTCTGGCGGCGCCGGCTCAACCAAGAAGCGCAAGGGCCTCTCCCGTAAGCAGAAAGCCGCCATTGCCGGTGTTCTCGGTACGGCGGCTGCCGCTGGTGCCGGGTACTACCTGCACAAGTCGGGCAAGGGCAAGAAGATCGCTGCTCTGGCCAAGAAGCATGGAGCCTCCGCTAAGGATTTTGCTAAGGGCAAGGGACGTAATCTCGGCGCACAGGCTCGAGTCAAGCAGGCCCAGGCCAAGCGACAGGCACGGGCGTTCGGTAAGGATGCCAAGAACTTCGCCGGGGCTCAGGCGGCGCTTGGCAAGTTAATGGTGGCCGATACTAAGCGGCGCGCTAAGACAGCGGCTTCGAAGCTAAAGACCACCAAGGCCGGCAAGTACGCCGAGGCTACTCGTCTCGCCGCCAACGCCGCCGCGTTCAAGACCGGTCACGCAGCTCGCTCCGCTGGCTTCAGAGCCAAGCAAGGGGCGTGGAAGGTCGGCAATAAGGCCCGCAGGGCAGCTACGGGCGGCGTCAGCGGCGCGAAGTCTGCGGCGTACGCAGCTAGGTATAAGTTCGCCAAGAAGGCTACCAGCAAGGAGGTTGGGTTCCGGAAGCTCGCTACCCACGGGACCCGGGGCTCTAAGAAGCGCAGTCGCTGACCATGCTCTCTAATACCGCTACCCCGCGATATTACGCTGAGTTCAGAGATGATGTCCTCGCAGGTCGAATTCCGATCTGCAAGGAGATCGAGATGGAGATGAATAGGATCGATGATCGGATTCGCAATCCCGGTTTTTATTACGATAGCGACGCTGTGGAGGGGTTCATCCGCTTCGCGGAAGCGGAGATGACTCTAACCGACGGATCTGATCTTCGACTCCTACCGAGCTTCAAGCTCTGGGCTGAACAGATATTCGGATGGTGGATCTTCACCGAGCGATCAGTCTACGTCCCTAACAAGACGACAGCTGGCGGTCACTTCGAGAAGCGCCGGGTGAAGCAACGCCTCATCAACAAGCAGTACATCATCGTCGCTCGAGGCGGGGCGAAGTCTCTTTACGAAACTCTCCTCCAAGCCTACTTCCTCACGATAGACACGTCGACTACCCACCAGGTGACGACCGCGCCGACGATGAAGCAGGCCGAGGAGGTCATGCAGCCCTTCCGCACCGCCATCACAAGGGCCAAGGGCCCCCTGTTTGATTTCATGACTCAGGGGTCTTTGCAGAACACGACCGGTAGCCGCGCTCTCAGGCAGAAACTCGTCCCCACCAAGAAGGGGATCGAGAACTTCATGACCAACAGCCTGCTCGAGGTTCGACCCATGTCGATCGACAAGCTTCAGGGCCTCCGTACCAAGATGAACACGGTGGACGAGTGGCTCTCGGGCGATATTCGTGAAGACGTGGTCGGCGCCATCGAGCAGGGCGCGTCCAAGGTCGACGACTGGCTTATTCTGGCAGTGTCCTCGGAGGGCACCGTCAGGAACTCGGCCGGCGACAACATGAAGATGGAGCTCCTCAACATTCTTCGAGGGGAGTACTCGGATCCCCATACTTCCATCTTCTACTACAGGCTCGATGACCTCAAGGAGGTAGGGGATCCGTCGACCTGGCTGAAGGCCCAGCCAAATCTCGGGGCCACCGTCTCCTACGAGACATATCAGCGCGACGTCGAACGGGCGGAGCATGTGCCTGCGGCTAGGAACGACATCCTGGCCAAGAGGTTCGGCATTCCCATGGAGGGGTATACATACTTCTTTACCTACGAGGAGACCCTGCGACACAACCGTCAGGACTTCTGGGGGATGCCTTGCTCCATCGGCGTCGACCTGTCGCAGGGCGATGACTTCACCGCCTTCACATTCTTGTTCCCCCTCAGCCGGGGCAGGTTTGGCGTCAAGACGCGCTGCTACATTTCCGAGCGCACCATGCTGCGCCTTCCGGGAGCCACTCGTCAGAAGTACGAGGAGTTCTTGCAGGAGGGGTCGCTCATGGTGCTCGAGGGTACGGTTCTTGACATGATGAACGTCTACGAGGATCTCGAGGCGTTCATCGCTGACTGCGAGTACGACGTGCGCTGCCTGGGTTTCGACCCGTACAACGCCAAGGAGTTCGTGACTCGCTGGGAGAACGAGAACGGGCCGTTCGGCATCGAGAAGGTAATCCAGGGAGCCCGGACCGAGTCCGTGCCCCTCGGCGAGATCAAGGACATGGCGGAGGATCGAAAACTCCTCTTCGACCAGTCTATGATGACCTTCACGATGGGGAACGCCATCACCCTGGAGGACACCAACGGGAACCGCAAGCTCCTGAAGGCCCGACGGGAGAACAAGATCGACTCGGTCGCTGCCCTGATGGACGCCTGGGTCGCTTACAAACTCAACAAGGACATGTTCGACTAGGAGGTGAAGGACATAGGACTGCGAGATAGACTACAGCACGCCTACAACGCCTTCACTGGCAGGGACATCGACCGATCAAACCTCGGTCCGTCCTACAGCGTACGGGCCGACCGGCTCGCGCTCGGATGGACGGCCGACAAGTCGATCATCTCGTCGCTGTTCAACATGATCGCCATCGACGTGTCCGCCACGCCGATCCGACATGTCGACACAGCTCAAAATGGAACGTTTGTTGGCGTTCGGCGGTCAGCCCTGAACGACTGCCTGATGCTGGAGCCTAACATCGACCAGAGCGGCCGAGCCTTCATCCAAGATGCTGTGCTGTCTCTGTTCGACGAGGGCGTCATCGCAATCGTTCCGGTCGAGTCAGACCTGGACCCGAGGACCAACAACAGCTTCGACATCAAACAACTGCGAGTTGGGCGGATCACACAGTGGTTCCCCGAGCAGGTCGAGGTTGAGGTCTACAACCAGGCTCGCTCCACCAAAGAGCGGGTGATCCTGCCGAAGCGCACTGTCGCCATCATCGAGAATCCTCTCTATGAGGTGATGAACAAGCCGAACTCGACCCTCAAGCGACTGAGCCGCAAGCTATCCATGCTGGACCTGGCCGACGAGAAGACGTACACCGGAAAGCTGGACATCATCATTCAGCTCCCCTACGTCGTCAAGACCGAAGCCATGCGCCAGCGGGCGGAGAACCGCATCCAGTCCATCGAGGATCAGCTCGGCAAGGGCGGACATGGGATCGCCTACACCGACGGTTCCGAGAAGATCACTCAGCTGAACCGCCCGGCGGAGAACAACCTGCTCGATCAGATCAAGTTCCTCACCGCCGAGCTTATGAGTCGACTGGGTATTTCGGAGGATGTCTTCAAGGGCACTGCGACGGAGATCGTCTGGACGCACTACTGGAACCGGGCTGTGGAACCTGTGCTCTCGGCACTCGCCGATGGGATGAGTAAGGCCTTCCTCACGAAGACTGCGCGCACCCAGGGGCAGGCCGTTCAGTACATCCGCGATCCGTTCAAGAATGTTCCTCCGAGCCAGATCGTCACATCCCTGGATACCATGCTAAGGGACCAGGTCATCACGCCGAACGAGGCGCGTACTAGGATTGGTCTTCCGCCATCCCCGAACGAGCAGGCGGATCAGTTGCAGAACCCGAACATCAACCCGCAGATGGGTGACACCTCCCTAGACGGCGAGGGGGATATTCCGGACTCCGGTCCTGATGTTCAGTCAGTGCTCAGCATGCCGATGAGCCAAGTTAGAGGAGAAGGATGAAGTTCGACTTCAGTGGCTGGGCCACTAAGAACGACCTGACCTGCTCCGATGGGCGCACTATCAAGCATAATGCGTTCAAGGAGAATGACGGCCAGCGCGTGCCGCTTGTATGGCAGCATGGGCACAACGCCGTCGACAATGTTCTCGGGCATGCACTGCTCGAGAATCGGGATGAGGGTGTTTACGCCTACTGCGCGTTCAACGACACTCCTGGTGCGGATAACGCCAAGGAGCTCGTGAAGCACGGCGACGTCAAGGCTCTCTCGATCTACGCCAACCGCCTCGACCAGCGAGGTGGTGACGTTATTCACGGCAACATCGTCGAGGTTTCCATGGTCCTGTCTGGGGCCAACCCGGGAGCTTTGATCGACAACGTTGCTCTTGAGCACTCGGATGGTTCATGGACCGAGTCCGAGGATGAGGCCGTCATTTATTCCGGTCTCACGCTCTCGCACGATTCCGGAGAAACAACGGAGGACACAGAATCCATGGACGAAGACGAGGTTTACGACGAGGACGACCTCACGGTCGCCGATGTCCTCGAGACCCTCGACGATGACCAGCGTCTGGCTGTTGCGGCCCTTATCGAGGAGATCAGCGGTGACGTTGATGACGATGATGAGGACTTCGACGAGGACGAAGAGTTCGATGAGGACTATGACGAAGACTACGATGAGGACGCCGAGCACGGCGACTCCGGGGGTGATACTCTGATGCATTCCAACATCTTCGAGGGCGACGCTCGTAACCACATGGGCCCGCACCTCTCTCACGCCGATGAGGAGCAGATCTTCGCTGAGGCTCGTCAGCCCGGCATGACGCTCCGCACCGCGGTCCTGGCGCACGCCGCGGACTACGGTATCAAGAACCCGGAGCTGCTGTTCCCGGACGCCACCAACCTGGACCCGGAGCCCCAGCGCATCATGCGCGAGAACTCCTGGGTTTCCAAGGTTCTCCAGGGTTCCAAGCACACGCCCTTCTCCCGCGTCAAGACTCAGTGGTCCAACCTGACCGCTGACGACCTGCGGGCTAAGGGCTACGTCAAGGCCAGCCGCAAGAAGGACGTCGTCTACGAGGTCGCCAACCGGAAGACCGAGCCGACGACCGTTTACAACAAGACGAAGATTGACCGTGACGATGTCCTCGACATCACTACGTTCAACGTCGTTGCCTGGATGCAGCAGAACCTGCGCTTCGCCCTCGAGGAGGAGCTTGCGCGCGCCGTCCTGATTGGTGACGGCCGCGAGGTGTCCAACCCCGACAAGATCAAGGAGAGCAACATCCGTCCGATCTGGAAGGATGACGAGCTGTTCTCCCACAAGGTTCTTATCGACAAGGACGCCAAGACCGAGGACATCATCGACGCGGTTCGTCGGTCCCGGAAGTTCTACAAGGGCTCCGGCATGCCGGTTCTGTTCACCACGAACGCCTTCGTCTGTGACATGCTCGAGATTAAGGACATCAACAAGCGGTACATCTACGAGACCAAGCAGGCCGTTGCCAACGCTCTGAACGTCTCGGATGTCATCGAGGTTGAGGTCATGGAGGGCGCCAAGCGCGACGTCGGCGGCAAGACCCAGAACCTGCTCGGCATCATCGTCAATATGCAGGACTACACCATGGGTGCCGACAAGGGTGGCGAGACCTCCTTCTTCGAGCAGTTCGACATCGACTTCAACCAGCAGAAGTACCTGCTGGAGGCTCGTTGCTCGGGCGCTCTGACGAAGTACAAGTCCGCGATCGTCATCGAGAAGGCTACGGCCTGATCCGGTCAAAATGGCAAGATTCTTCGGAAGCATAGGTTACGGACACGCTGTCGAGACATCGCCGGGAGTGTTCGAGGACAAGATCACGGAGAGGGAGTACTACGGGGACGTGAACCGTTCCCAGAAACAGTACGACAGCGAGCCGAAGGTTCTCCAGAATCTCCGGCTCAACAACGAGATCTCTATCGTGGCCGACTCCTACGCCGAGGAGAACTTCTTCGCCATCAAGTATGTGAGATGGATGGGGGCGCGCTGGGTCGTCACTAACGTGGAGGTCCGCCGCCCCCGTCTCATCCTCAACCTCGGAGAGGTGTACAATGGCCCAACGCCTTGAGCTCCATCAGAAACTCGTCGAAGCGCTGGGCTCTAGGAACGTCTACTTCCAACCCCCGGAGTCCGTCCAGCTCACCTACCCGTGCATCGTGTACGAACGGAGTCGAGCCGACTCGAAGTTCGGGGACAACACCAACTGGATGTACACACCGCGTTATTCGGTCACCCTCATTAGCAGGAATCCCGACGAACCGGTGCTAGATGTCCTGGCAGACATGCCTATGTCCACCTTCGAGAGGCACTTCGTCTCGCACAACCTTCATCACGACGTGTTCAACATCTACCAAGGAGTATAGATGGCAGTCCTCACATGGGACGAGACGGGCAAGAAGTTCTATGAGACTGGTGTGGACCGTGGGGTCCTCTTTCCCGTCAACCCCGCTACTGGCGCTTACAGCAAGGGTGTCGCCTGGTCGGGTCTCACCAACGTGACTGAGACCCCGTCTGGTGCGGAGCAGACCGACCTGTACGCGGACAACATCAAGTACCTCTCTCTGACCTCGGCGGAGACGTTCGAGGGCAAGATCGAGGCCTACACCTACCCGGACGAGTGGCTCCAGTGCGACGGCTCGGCTATTGTCGACAAGGTCGTCATTGGCCAGCAGGAGCGCTCCTCCTTCGGGCTGGCTTACCGCACCATCAAGGGTAACGACCAGCAGAAGAACAACTACGGCTACAAGCTGCACCTTCTGTACGGTTTGGCTGCCTCCCCCTCGGAGCGGTCCTACGGTACGATCAACGACTCCCCTGAGGCGATCACCTTCTCGTGGTCCTTCAAGGGCACCCCGGTGAACGTCACCGACCACAAGCCGACCTGTGTCGTCACCCTCGACTCCAGCGTCATCGGCAAGAACGGCATGACCGCTATCGAGAAGCTGATCTGGGGTGACGGCGCTAACGACGCCAAGCTCCCGACCCCCGACGAAGTCATCGCCGCCGTCAAGGCTGCTGGCTGACAACTCCCACGGACCCCGTGATGCGCTCCGGGGTCCGTGGTGACTCCAGGGAGGAACGAATGCTGACGATTCACGTCGTCGGGGATGAGCTCTATGACGAGGATCGCAATGAGTTCATCAACGGATTCGAGGGAGACCTCGAGCTTGAGCACAGTCTCGTCGCTCTGTCAAAATGGGAGTCCAAATGGCACATCCCGTACATCGGCAACGAGAAGCTCACCGAAGAGCAGGTCCTGGACTACATCAAATGCATGACTCTGAATGACGTCGACCCCGTCGTCTACTCGCACTTGTCCATGGACAACGTAAAACGGATCCGAGAGTACATCGAGGACCCGATGACGGCAACCACATTCGTGGAAGCTGAGGGATCCAGCCCCAGCCGAAACACTATCACGTCGGAGCTGGTCTACTACTGGATGGTCGCTCTCCAGATTCCGTTTGAGTGCCAGCACTGGCACCTACACCGACTTCTCACTCTCATTCGAGTGTGCAACGTCAAGAACCAACCCGACAAGAAGATGTCGACCGCCGCCACGCTTCGACAGAATCAGGCTCTGAACGCGGCGAGACGGGCCAAGTACAAGTCAAGAGGTTAACATGCCTGGTGTTACTCCTCTCCTCCATACCAAGGTTCGGGGAGAGTCCAGTCCGTTCAGCACCGTCTACATCTCTCCAACCAACGGGGTCACCGACGCATCGATCACCCTGGGCGCGAATCCTGAATTCGAGCTCGACGTCGCCTTCTACGAAGGTTCCAAGGCCCTGCTGCGAGTCGTTCGCCAGGATGGAAGCTCGGATCAGAAGATGATAGAGCTCACGGAGTCCATGCCGGATAAAGTTGTCTGGTTCAACTCCAGGGCCTCTGGGGGGTACGGGACGTTCGACACTGGTTGGATCAAGTGCCCCGACGACAACGCCTACGTCTACCGCATCATGGCGGGCATGGTCTACGTCAAGCGCAATAGCGACTGGCAGACTCAAGACCTAAACGGTACTCGAGACGTCAAGGTTGTCGATCTCCCAAAGGAGATCCAGGTCCGAAGCCGGGCAACGTTCGTTCTCCCTAAGGGCGACTACACAGACGACGGATCTATCATCGAGATCTGGCCCGGAGATGCAACAACGCCTCCGCGTGTTCGTGCACAGCTCAAGGCCAACGGCGCTCGAATCATTCCCGTACTCTTCGCTCCGATCGAGAATCCTAATGGGTGAAGCTTTCGTCACTAACGATCTTTTTTCAGACGCGATGTTTGCTTCGGGAGGGAACCCGGAGCGGCCGAGAGTGGTAATCACCTTGATACCACTTGGCCACTGGAATTCAGAACTTGTTCCGGTAGTCCACACTCTCGACGCGGCTCATGATCCATCAACAATTCGCGTTCCTGTGGAGGAACACGGATCCGTGTTTAAGATTGTGATAGAGGCTCCGGGATTCCATGAGGAACACTATCGCTATCTAGCCAATGGTGGACAATACTGTTATACTCGCCTATTCGACTGTGGTTACATACGTGTTGATGCACTGGCGGCCCTATACCGCTCATGTCGTGGAGTGGTCAATAGATACAATCGATACAATCTGAGTTGAAAAGGTCAAAATGACTGTATCTCAATACGCAGCATCCTGCGCCAGGTACTACGCCGACGTCGCGGATGTCGGTTACTCGCAGCCGGATCGCTGGACCTTCTACGATCGGTCCGACTGGGACGGCTGGCTTATCAATCCGCCCGCCAACGCCGACTGTTCGGCTCTCGTCGCAGGGTGCTACAACCTCGCGGCTCACCACGAGTGGGGCGAGCCCTTCACCGCCGGCTATTTCCCCCGGTCGACCTGGACTGGGTCCCTTCGGGAGGAGTGTGCTCAGCGCAACTTTGCCGACATCTCTGACTCCTGGACTGGTAACGAGCCCGACGGCGGATTCGAGATCGGCGATATCGTCTTGTCCGAGGCCGCTTCGGGAGGTCGGGGTCATGTCGCAATTGTGACGGGTCTCAACCCCACGATCCTGTCCGAGGCATGGATCGCTGAGGATGGTTCCGATGACGGTTGGATGGGCGACCAGACCGAGCAAGAGGTCCGCTCCAAGGAATACAACGAGCACCCTTACACCCAGCAGGCGGCCTGGACCCACTGTCTTCGTCGACGGGACAACCACGGCGGCTCGGCTCCCTCGCATGCCGAGTCATCTACGGGTACCTCCATTCAGCAGGCCGTTCTTCGCGCCGCTGATGCTACTGGGTGCCCTTGGTGGGCCGCTCTGGGCTGCCTCAAGGTGGAGACTGGCGAGGAGGGCGCCAACATCTACGGCCACGATGCCGGGGGCGCCTGTTCGGGCTGGGGCGAGGTCACGGAGCACAACTTCAAGAACTACTTCTGGCCCATCGTATCCGAGTGGGGTACCTCGAACGGAGTCGGTCCGCTTCAGATCACCTACAACGGATATTTCATCAACGATCCCGACCGAGCCTGGTGGGATCCACAGAAGTCGGCCGAGGTCGGCTGCTCCATCCTCAAGGGTCTCATCGACGCTGAGGGTGACTCCTACGAGGATCTCCGCCGAGTGGGGTCTCGCTACAACTCTGGGACCATGTATGGGTCCTACGAAGCGTACGGTGTGCCGTTCTCCGACGCATGCCGCTACTGGTACAACAAAGGCCGTCCGTCTCAAGGTTCGAGCGACGGCGGAGAGGAACTCGAAGTGTCATACGCTACCGATCTGCTTTCCGAGATCAAGGACCGCCTCGTCGAGGTCTCCGACCAGACTGGTGCCGGCATCGCCGGTCGTCGTTTCGACGGCCCTATCGTTGGTTGGCTGAAGGACATCTCCTACAAGCAGGACCTGATCCTGAAGGCGCTCAACGAGGTCAAGCCGAAGTCTGACGAGGGCAAGTGAGGTCATCGTGCCTTACTGTCACGTCAAAGGAGACATTCCCCCGTTCGCCACACTAACCGTCGATCCCGATGACGGCCCCACCTTTGTTGATACTGCCGGAGAGAACGGTAAAATCGACGGTATGGTGTGGTTCTTCCGCAGCACCAATGCTCGTCTCTTCCTGGATGACCAGGGTTGGAGCGCCACCAAGAACGTCACCCTGAGTGAGGACAACGTCGTCGACGTCACCATCAAGACTAATCGTCCGGCTGATGGCGGAGGCGGCGGTAACGGGAACGTCATGGTCCTTGGTCGTGAGGAGCAAGTGCCCGCGGGTACTCCTCCAAACACGGTTATCGTACGAAAGGCCTGATCATGGCATCCCACATGAAGGGTATTGCAGTCTCCAAGAACCAAGACGAGAAGCTCAGCGTCCCGTCGGCTGCTGGAGATTGGGCGCTACTCGTAGTGGGTGGCCAGCTCAACCACATGCGGGATTGTACGCCCGCAGGTTGGACCGGGAAGTACGCCGGTGGCGAGGACATCCGGTCTTGTACTGTAGCCGTCAAAATGGTTGCCGATCCTTCCGACACACAGAACGTTGTGTGGAAGTCTCCGGACCCGGCCCACAACGGACGGCACGTTGCAGTTCTCATTGTATTCGATGGAGCTAAGGTCAAGAGCCTGGTCCCTCGTGTACCTGGAGGAAGCGCCGATGGCTGGAAAGACGGACCATTTCCTCAGATCACAGGGTTCGTGCAGCATGACATAGCGGCCCTTCCGGTGGCTACTTTCCCGCCCAACGTCGAGTCGTTGACCAACGGCGCATGGGGTAAGGATACCAAGCTGTCTTGGTCATCGATCATCGTCGGGTATGCTCAGTCGCCGTATGTTCCGCCAACAGAAACTGGGGTGAAAACCCTTTTCGGCGTCGACGTCCAGCTTCAGGAGCATACCGGTTCGCTCGATCCTTCTCTTGCAGACGGGTCTGGCGTTCGCGTCACCGTCTGGGACGGGGCTCGGGAGACCCCAACAAGCACGATGCGCGCAATTCCGGGAGGCGCCAAGACAATCGCAGAGCTGCTCAGTACGCCACATTTCATCGTGGGGCATCGGGGCTCATCCCAGTCTTGGCCTGAACACACCGAGATCGGCTACACACAGGCGGTTGATTACCACGCGCATGCGCTGGAGTTCTCGGCTGCCCGGAGCAAGGATGGCGTCTGGTTCGGATGTCACGATAAGAGCCTGTCGCGTCTTGTTCCGGCTCTAACCAAGAACGCGGACGAGTATACCTGGGCGGAGATCAAGGCCGAGGCATCGAAGACCCAGTACCTGCCGGCGACGATCGATTGGCTGATCGATACGTATTCTAAGAGTCACGTCATCGTCTTCGATCCAAAGCACAAGCTCGGTGAGTGGAAAGACGTTTGTGCCATGTTCAAGGGCATGGAGCAGAAGGTCATCCTCAAGGCGTATTACGACTCCAAGTGGGCGTTCGATATGATGCGAGAGCGAGGCTTCAAGACCTGGGGGTACGCTTACAATTCGGATATCGGCAAGGTAAACTATCCGGACTTCCTCACGGGTAAGGTCTGCGATATTCTGTCCATGGAGTTCGATGCGCCCCAGACTACATGGGATCCCTTGAAGGCCTCGGGTCTCCCAACGGTTGCCCATATTCCCGCTGACGTCACCCAGCTCCAAACGGCATGGTCTCGTGGTGCTATGGGTGCCATTGTGTCTGGTATGGCGGCCGCTCTTGAAAGGGCAGCATGAGTCCGGCGTTTACGCTGGAGATGGATTCGAGGATGGATACGGGGAAGTGGCTCGAGAGACTCAAAGAGGGCCGCTTCTTCGATTTCCTCGACGACTGCGGACAGGCTGGGGTGGCGGCACTAGCTGCCGCTACTCCGGTCAGGTCCGGTTATACGGCATCTAGCTGGTCTTACGAGATTAAGCGGAGCCGCAATCGAGTCTCGCTGGTCTGGAACAACTCCCACGTGGAGCAGGGTGTCCCGATCGCAGTCATATTGCAATACGGGCATGGCACCAGGACCGGTGGCTATGTCCAGGGCGTGGATTATATAAATCCGGCGCTCCGGCCTATATTCGACAGCATCGTCAAGCAGCTTGAAAGCGCGGTGAGAGGCTAGTGGCGTCAATCGAGGAGCGGGTAGTCGCTCTTAAGTTCAACAACGGCCAATTCATGAACGGGGTTCAGGACTCCCTCAACGGAGTCAAGAAGCTCGAGGAGGGATTGGCATTTCGAGGCGGCGTTGAGGGGATCAATCAGGTCTCGGCAGCCGCCAAGAACCTTAATTTCTCGGAGGCCCAGGCGGGTATTGCCGAGACTACGAGCAAATTCTCGACTCTCCAGTCGATTGCTTTCGGCGCACTCGCCAGCATCGGTGGAAAGATCGCAGAAGTCGGCTCCTCGATGCTCTCGAGCTTCACGGTTCAGCCCCTTATCGATGGTATGAAGGAGTACGAGCTCCAGCTCAACTCAGTTCAGACCATTCTCGCCAACACTGCCCAGAAGGGCGAGACGATTCAGACCGTTAACGCGGCTCTGGACCAGTTGAACACCTACGCGGACCAGACCATCTATAACTTCGGTGAGATGACGTCCAACATCGGTAAGTTCACCGCTGCCGGTATTGGTCTGGATGACTCGGTCGCATCGATTAAGGGTCTGGCGAACTGGGCAGCAGTCGCCGGTGCCAACTCAGAGGCCACCTCGAGGGCTATGTACCAGCTGTCGCAGGCTATGGCCGCGGGAACGGTTAAGCTTCAGGACTGGATGTCCCTGGAGAACGCCGGTATCGCTACCAAGCAGTTCCAGGACCAGCTGATCCAGACTGCCAAGATCCACGGCAAGAACGTCGACGAGATGATCGCCAAGAATGGTTCGTTCAGACTCTCCCTGCAAGAGGGCTGGCTGGACCAGGAGATCATGATGGAGACTCTGAAGCAGATGGCTGGTGAGTACTCCGACGAGCAACTTCTCTCCATGGGTTACACCGAGGAGCAGATCGCTCAGATCCAGGAACTGGCCAAGACTGGTATGTCGGCGGCTCAGGACATCAAGACGTTCTCTCAGTTGATGGGCGTTATCGGTGAGGAGCTGGGTTCGTCCTGGGCTCAGTCGTTCCGAATCATATTCGGTGACTTCGAGCAGGCCAAGGAACTGTGGTCCAAGGTCGGCGCCTTCCTCACGGGTCCGAGCGGCGTCATCACTCAGATGGGTAACGCCCGAAACGCCCTTCTCCAGGGCTGGGCTGACCTCGGCGGTAGGGAGAAGGTCCTTGAGGGTCTCGCCTCTCTGTTCCACGCCATGTGGGATCCGCTCCAGCGCATCGGTCAGGCGTTCTCGCAGGTCTTTAGCGGCCCGTCCGCTGAGGGTCTGTACGCGATGTCCGAGGCGTTCGCGAACTTCATGGCTAAGCTGGTTCCCAGCGAGTCCACTATCGAGTCGATCGGCCTGTACTTCGAGTCGTTCTTCCGGATCGTCAAAATAGGTGTAATGGTCCTCACAGACTTCGCCAAGGTGATCGGATGGATCGCCGGCGGAGCGCTCAGGGGACTGGGCGCCATCATTTCCAACCTGACCGGACACACCGCAGGATGGTCCTCGACACTCAGGGATCATATTGCGGCTGTTCAGGAGTGGTATGACAGCCTGAACGTCGCCGAGAACGTCATCAAGGCCATCACCTGGACGGGCGCCGGCTTGAAGCGTATCTGGAGCAACTTCTCCGATGGGTTCCACGACGAGATCACGCCTAGTCTCAGGCGCCTCAGGGAGGCCTGGGACGGTCTGTGGGAGGCTCTGAAGTCTGCGGGATCCGGGATCAAGGAGGCTATCGTTGGACCCTTCCGGGAGCTCAAGGAGAGCGCCCAGGAAGTCGGTCAGGCGCTCGGTATCGCCAGTGATTCCACGGATGAGGCCGGCGAGACAGCCGAGGCGAACGAGTCCAAGTTCATCAAGCTCAAGAACAAGATCGTCGAGCTCTTCGAATCCGCCTATAAGAAGTCCTACTTCTGGGGGCAGCACCTGGCCGACCATCTTATTCCAGCGATCGACAAGCTCACCAGCTTTATCAACTGGCTGACCGAGTGCATCAACAAGCAGGCTATCGTCGTCAGCGACTGGTTGACTCCTAAGATGGAGCGACTGGCCGCACTCTACGACGAGGTGTCCACCAAGTTCAGCGAGTGGGCTGAGGCTATGCAGAATGGACCCGATATTGCCTGGTTGTCGTCCCTCGGCGGCATTCTGTCGTCGTTCGGAGCTGGCGTCTGGGGTGTCCTCAAGAATCTGGCAACTCTGAACTTCGACTTCGACGTCCAACCGTTCAAGAAGGCGTTCAGTGACCTCAAGACGCTCATGGGTGAGTACGCCGAGTCTGTCAAGTACGGCTGGAGCACCACCAAGGAGTTTATCGCCAACCTCGAGCTCAAGGACAAGGCTACCTCCGGCTGGCATAACTTCGTCAAGCTCCTCCATGGTATTGGCAAAGTTCTCTCCGCTGTTGGCCACTACGCCGTCATCGCGGCCAAGGCCATCATTGAGCCGTTCAAGGGCGCGTTCGCCGAGCTCAAGAACATGGCCGACAACGGTGACTACGGGGGGATATTCGACGCCATCCTCAAGACTGGAGCGTTGGTCACATTCCTTGCTATAGCTCGGAATGTTATCAATACTTTCAAAGAGTGGGGTAAAGCCGGATCCAATTTCGCTGGAATCCTCGGCAGTGTCAAGGACGTCATCGACGGGTTCAAGGAATCGATGGAGGCTACGACCAACCGGGTCAAAGCTACCACCATTCTTATTCTGGCCGGTGCTGTTCTCGTTCTGGCCGCTGCGCTCTGGGTTGTCGCCCAGATCCCGGCGGGTAAGATCGTAGCCGCTGGTGCTGCTCTATATTTCATGTTCAACATGCTGAAGAAGGCGGAGGACGAACTGTCCGGCTCCGGCGAAGGCAAGGACATGAAGGGGCTCACCAAACGGATGCTCGCCCTGGTTGTATTGGCCGGAGTCGCGCTCCTCCTAGGCAAGGCTCTGAACAACATCGGCACCATGTCCTGGGACGATATTCTCAAGGGGACCATCGGTCTCTTCGCCGTCATAAAGATGCTCTTGATGATGGCCGAGACGACTACTAAGAGGAACAAGGATATCCTAGCGTTCGCTGCTACGGCGATCCCGTTGGGTGTCGGTGTGCTTCTCCTCGCCTATGCGGTCAAGCCTCTCGGCGAGATGAGCGCTTCTGACCTTGCTCAGGGCGTTCTGGCACTTGGTCTTATCATGAAGATGATGACCATGATGTCAGAGATGGGTACGGTCAAGGTTAAGAAGGCCTCGGCATTTGCGTTCCTTGCTCTGGCATTTACCATGCGCCAGATCGCGAAGGTTCTTACCGAGATCGGTGAACTGTCCTGGGGAGACACGATCAAGGGCATCCTTGCCATGGATCTATGCCTGGCGTCCTTGATGATTGCTGTCGAGAGACTCGGAAGCGACAAGTTCGGGGGCGGCAAGTCTCTTGTCGGGGCCCTGTCGCTCCTTATCCTGTCGGCGACACTCAAACTCATCGCCAGCGATATTGAGAGTTTCGCTTCCCTGCCATGGGGCGACTATCTCAAGGGTCTGCTCATGATGTCAGTGGCTCTGGGCGTTCTCATGGGGATCAGCGCTATCGGCGGTGGAGGTCTCGGCGGTGCGGCGGCACTCTTCGTGACCGTGGCTGCTCTTGCACTCCTGGTGCCCGTCATGAGGGTCCTAGGAGAGATGGATTGGGCTACGGCTGGCAAGGGTATCGCCATCATGGCCCTGGCGCTAGCCGCTCTTGTGGCCGTCGGATATGTTGCCGAGTTCGCTGCAGTCGGTCTACTTGCACTGGGCGGCGCCATCCTGATGATCGGTATGGGTGTCGGTCTAGCGACCGAGGGTATCGCCAAATTGGTTGATGCCATTGCGAACCTGTCGACCTCGGGCGCCGATGGTGTCCAGACATTCCTCGCGGCCGTCGACGGCTTCATTGAGAGAATGCCTGCGATGGGTACGGCGCTCGGCGAGGGCTTCATCAACTTCATGCAGGTCCTCATCGACAATTCGGGCACTATCGTCGAGTACCTCAAGCTTATCCTGACGTCCGGCGCTCAGGCTATGATTGAGTCTATCCCGACGTTCGTTCAGCTCATGACTACGATCCTCCTGGCGATCATCCAGGTCATATACGACAACGCCCAGGCTCTGATCGACTGCGCCATATTCTTGATCCTGACCTTGTCACAGGCCCTCATTGATAACATGCCGCAGTTGGTCCAGAGAGGCTCTGACGTGCTCATATCCTTCTTGGATGGTCTGAGTCAGAAGATCCCCGAGATCGGCCAGAAGGCTACGGACTGTATCGTGGCATTCATCACCAGTCTCGGCGACGAGATGCCCCGAATCACCGATGCAGCAGCCAAGACCGTCATCAAGTTCATAAACGGACTTGCAGACGCGATCGAGAACAATTCCGAAGCTATGGCTCAGGCGGGCGTTCGACTCATCAGTGCCATAATTAGGGGTATCGGCACCGGCATCAGGACTCTCGTATCCACGGGCGTTGCGCAGATGAAGAACGCCGGTATTCAGCTGGTCAACGGCCTCAAGAATGCGATCACCGAAAAGCTCTCCTCCATCGCCAGTGCGGTCACGAGCATGGGTAGCACCGTTGTTTCGAAGGTCAAAGCGGCGTTCGGCATTCATTCCCCTTCGAGGGTGATGTACGAGATCGGTGATTTCCTGATGCAGGGTCTTGCGAACGGTATCACCGAAAACACCGAGCAGGGTATCGCGGCGGCCACCACCATGGCCACTGACACCGTCGACGCGTTGTCCAAGGGTTTCGGTAACACGAAGGATATTTGGAACAACGCATTCGGAGAGAACGCCGATCCGACGATCAAGCCGGTTCTAGACCTCTCGCAGGTCGAGGAGCAGGCAGATCGCATCGATGAGCTCTTCCCTCAGGAGGAGATCGCCAGTACTCTCACGTCGACGGCAACCGCCAACCTCGCGGGACGAGTCGTTACTAGCACTCCGGTGAAGTCGAATGACACTGCCGCCAGCGAGACGTACAACCAGGGCACAAGCCTAGTGTTCAACCAGTACAACAACTCTCCGAAGGCGCTGTCCGAGGCGGAGATCTACCGCCAGACTCGTAACCAGATCGAGCAGGTGAAGGGAGCCATGTACGAGCTATGATTGAGTCAATCGAGTTTCTTACGTATCGACAGCAACGAGTCGTCCTTCCTCTGAGGGATCCTTGGGGGATAGGAGTGGCTGTCAAATCCGTTGACGGCCTGTCGGCTACGAAGGCCTCGATCAACACGACTGAACTGGCTCTTACGGATGTGGCTATATTCAACGGCGCGAGGGCGGGAATGAGGAACCTCAAGATCAAACTCGCGCCGTTGCCCATGCCCGATATCGAGACCAGCCGGCAGCGCATATACTCCTGGTTCCAGATCAAGCAGCTCATGACTGTGTATATCAACACGGACAAGCGCAGGGTCAAGACAGAGGGGTATGTCGAGGCGGTCGAGGCGGACATATTCTCGAAGGAACAGGAGATCAATATCTCCATCCTGTGTCCAGATGCTTACTGGCATGACGCGGATACCAGCATCGACAAGAACCTTGAGTGGTCCAGGGAGATCCCCTCTTTCGAGTTCGACTTCATGGACCAGCCGTCCCCGTCGCTTGAGTTCAGCAAAGATCGAGGTTTATTGTCCGCCACGATTGACTACGAGGGCGATGTGGAGACCGGGTTCACCATGGTCTTCACGTTCCGCCCAGGAGCCAAGCTTCCGATCACCGTTACCGAGACGTTCTCTGGCGATCAATTCAAGCTCACCGGGGCATTTCTCGACAAGACGTACTACAAGGTCGATCCTATCGTGGGTGGTGACATCGTAACGGTCAATTCTAGAACTGGTCGCAAGTCCATTGTCCGAAACCGGGGCGGCCGCAAGGACAAGTTCATAGCTGCATTGGATCGTAACTCGGATTGGCTCAAGCTTAGACCCGGTGTCAACGAGTTCCAGATCGCCATGAATGATCCGAATCTCACGGACGTATATTTCTCAACCGACGTTCTCTTTCAGGGGGTGTGACATGTATCTCGCGGTTCTCGATGAATCCATGATCCTTCAGCATATCTGCGAGGACTACAAGTCCATCATCTGGACTGAGAGGTTCCACGGTTTCGGGGACTTCAAGCTCACGGTTCCTGGAACCCTGGAGAACCTGCAGATCTATCAACTCGACTATTACTTGTACACCAAGGGCACGAACAAGCTCATGATTATCGAGCAGATCGAGCTCAATACCGAGTACAGCAAGCAGTCACTGTTGACCGTCAGCGGGCGAAGTCTCGAGTCTATATTAGACCGACGTGTCATGCATCCTTATCCGATTTGGGAGGGGACTATCCTCTGCAAAGAGGAGCGAACCAGGGGTAGGGTCAAGGATGTAGTCAAACACTACAGCAACCTGCTCTTCAAGCAGCGGGACTCTCTTGACACGTCACACGAGCGCCATGTAAAAGGCTTCGGGTGGTATTCGGTCGACGAGCTGCCAGAGGGGATTCGGCGGGGGCGCCCCGTTTCATCGTTGGATATCGGCAACATCAAAGTTAGTAGCGATGGACCAGTCCGCGATATGAGGATACGAAATGCGTCCGGTTGGTCGGCCTATCCGGATTACGATAAGGATCCCTACAGTATGGAAGGTTCCTGGTACAAGGTAGTCCAAGAGCTGACGGATCTGACCATGTCAGGCTGGGCTATTGAGTACGACGGAGAGGACCCATATTATTGGTACGGATACACCTACAACGGCGTAAACCGAACATTCAACCAGGGCGAACGGCCACCGGTAGTATTCTCTCCGAAGTATGACAACCTGTCCAAGGCCACCTACTTCAAGTCCAAAGTCGGCACGCGGACCAAAATATTCTCGGGAGCGGTCAAGTTCGAAATCCCCACACAACTGACTCTCGACGCTGAGTATCTTGGCGGTAGTGCTTCTAATAACGCCATGCAGAACAACTCCGTAACGGTGGGAACCCCCGGACTTGGTTTGCGCGAGGGATATTTCAAGTCGCCATCTGTCGAGCATACTAACGGCATGATGCAGGATTCCTTGGGGGGTAAGGGCGTTCTCCCTAACGACCCGAAATCCATCCATCGCCAGATTCACGAGCAGTGCAATACCGAGCTTTGGCGTCATATGCCTATCGAGATGTTCTCGGGTGAGGCTGCCCAACAGTCCATGTATACTTACAACGAGGACTTCTTCCTGGGCGATTTCGTGCAGATCCAGAACGAGTTCGGGCAGCAGGACATCGCTCGGGTGACCGAGTATATCCGTACATCCTCAGACTCGGAGGGGGACGTCTTCTACCCGACGTTCGAGTCCTTGTCCGATATTCAGAAGTCGAAACCGGGGTTGAACATCACATGACAGAGAAATCAGGATTCTTCGTCTCTATCAATGGGGACCGAAAATACTCCGCTGACGACTTCGGCCGCATGTTCGACGGAGTCATCTCGGACGGTATATTCCAGAACTGGGGTCGAGGCTACCAGGTTGCCAAAGGCTCTGGACGAGAGATCGTCGTACAGTCTGGTCGCGCCTGGTTCAAGGGGCACTGGATTGAGAACGACGCGAACAAGGTCTACGCGCTTACCGAGGGCGCTACGGACGGCGATCGTTACGATGCTATAACCCTCAGGGTCGACAAGACGCCTAGCGTTCGCTCCGCTGGTACTCGTGTTATTCAGGGAACTTCTGGCGGCGGTGTCCCTCAGCCTACCCAGACGAACGACACCTTCGAAGTCATCGTCGCCTATATTCGGGTCCCCAGGGGAGCCAAGACGAACGCGGACTTCGAAGTTACGGACTGCCGCGGTAGGGTTGGTGCTCAGTATGCTCAGTGGGCTCAGAGTGTCATGCAACCCAAGCAGATCACTCTGAACAACAAGAACGATTTCCTCAACGCCTTCAACAACGACCCGAATCTCAAGCGAGTCATTACTCGAGGAAACAACCTGGGACGGGTCATGACGCCCGCCCAGAAGGCTGCCATTCGAAACGGGACGTTCGACGGCTTGTGGCTGGGCGACTACTGGCAGTACAACGATAATTCCTGCAAGTGGATTATCGTCGACTTCGACCGATGGTTGGACTACCCGAACGGCGAGAACCAACACCGCATTACGGTCATGAGCGACCGAAATCTCGGAATCGACAATGTCGGAGAGTCTGGATGGTGCGAGAACGGCTGGAACGGTTCCAAGATGCGACGGGACTATGCCAATGGTATGGTACGTTTCTCCACGCTTACCCAGGTCTTCGCCATGTCAGACTTCCGGACGTTCCCCGTTATGGAACCGCACGGTTACGAGAACACCGGGAATGCCTGGGAGCGCACGGAGAAGGACTGGACCTGGGAGTACCCGCAACTCACCATTCCGTCTGAGTTCGAGATGTTCGGCTCATATCTTGTGCACAACCGCATCAATGGCGACACCCACACCATCGGCCCCATCTCTCGTCAGTTCTCGTATTTCCGTGTCGGTAACCCGATTCCGACTCCTGGCGAATCCTTCTGGCTCCGGGATCAGATTTCCAAGGACTACTTCGGCCTGTACTACGGCGATCAGCGTCGAGTCACTTGGGCCCAGTGGACTGAGAAGTACGGGGTGCGCCCAATCGTTTCTATCGGAGGCTAAATGTCTCATACTGTGGAGCTGGTGATCACCATATTCGGCTCCGTTCTCACCAGTACTGGTCTCTGGGCGTATCTCCAGAAACGTGCGGAAAGGCATGACGCCAAGACTCAGCTAATGCTGGGTCTAGCGCACAACCAGATCGTGGCTATGGGAACCGCATATCTGTCCCGTGGTTACATCACCATCGATGAGTTTGAGGACTTGCAGAAGTATCTGTATCAGCCCTATCACACTTTCGGCGGAAACGGGACTGCCGAAAAGGTAATGGACGCCGTGAACCGGCTTCCGATCCATTTTCCTGACACCCGAAGAAAGGATAAGCGCTATGTCGCTGTCGAATCAGACCTACAACACGCTGAAGTGGATTGCTCAGATCCTGCTTCCTGCGCTAGCCACCCTTTATCTTGCGCTGGCAGGCCTTTGGGGTTTCCCACACCCTGAGGCGGTTGTTGGCACCATCACTGCTCTGGACACTTTCCTGGGCGCTCTGCTCGGTCTTGCGGCCAAGGGCTACGAGCCCAAGGTCGACGGCGTTCTCCACGTGGACCACAAGAACCAGGAGGTCTACGCCGCTCTGGAGACTCCTGCCGAGGACATGACCAAGAAGGACACCGCCACTCTGAAGGTCTCCGAGGTCAACTGACCCGCGGGATCGACATGGTCTATAATGATACCCCTCATTTGAAAGGAATGCCATGTCCGACAACAAGCCGAACACCAAGAAGGCCCTCGAAGAGGCTTACGCTTTCATCGACGGCATGGATCCCGACAGTGAAGCCTATCGCGAAGCTCTCCGCAGCATAAAGGAGCTTGAGCAGATTCAAGACGCAAAACACCGTCGTTTCTGCCCCAGCCCCGATGCTGTGGTGGGCGCCGCAGGCTCCATCCTCGGAATCCTCGCCATCGTGAAGGCTGAGCAGATCTTCCCTGTCGCCTCCAAGGCACTCGGATTCGTCGCCAAGATCCGCATCTGAGACACGAAAGCCTAGGGCCCCACAAGGGTTCTAGGTTTTGCAAATTTTCTAATTTTTGAAATCCAAAAATTCCCGGGTGGGAAAATTGGAACGCGGATTTTGCAAGTCCTATAACGAGACCCCTCACGAAAGGAATTCGCCATGTCTAGTCTCTTCATCGCATTCGGTTTCATCTCCTTCGTCATGTTTCTGTACACCGTCTACTCCCAGGCCCAGCAGATCAAGGCGCTCAAGAAGACCGTCCGCCGCCAGCGGACTCTCCTTGAGTCTACCTCCGATCAGCCCGCCCGGGACTCCGACGACGTAGAGAAGCAGCTCGAAGAAGATTGGGCCGATATCGAGAAGCTATTCCGACACAACTCCACCATGAAGTGATCCTCACTCCTAGAACCCAACTCGGGTTCTAGGTTTCTCGCAGGATCAGCAGGGCATATAATGAGACCCATAGACCGAAAGGATTGATCATGCTGATCTCCCGCCTCGTCGAGAACCTTGTCAAGTCTGTCATCTACTGCGTTGGCATTTACGCCATCGTCCGGTGGGTGCTCTCTCGTTACAAAATCTCGAAGCAGGATTTCGCCACCCCTACCCACATCGACCACAGTCTCTAACGCCCGTGCCCTCTAACAGAGGGCATAGGTTTTCGCGGATTTTGCATGGCCTATAATGAGACCCGCGTCGTCTTTGCCGTTGCCGCCCTCGCCGCCTCCTTCGCCCTCAACCACTACGCCAGCAAGATGATTGAGAAGAAGGTCAAGCGAGCTCTCAACAAGAAGACCGCGGAGCAGAACGCTCCCGCCAACTGACCACCTCATCCCTAGAACCCAACCCGGGTTCTAGGTTTCTCGATAGAAAGGAACGCACATGAACGAGCCGGTAATCCCCGAGATCACATTCCATGAGCCGGATCCCGAAACCAACCTCCAGACGGTAACCGTCAAGATTCCCAACGACAGCCCCGACGTCATCAAGCAGATGTTCTTCAACGCCATTTGGGGACTGCGGGACCTCGACACGAACAAGGAGGAGAGCAAGTGAATCTCGCATTCGTCAAAGCTACCCAGGACTTCGTCGTACGCAACTCGCACCATATCCTCACCGGGTTGGCGCTGCTGGGCCTCGGGGCATCGGTCGCCCTGAGCGTCCATTCGGACCGCCGGATGCAGGAGTGGGATATCGAGGACTTCAAGCGCCTCACCAAGGAGCAGCGAATCAAGATCTACGCCAAGATCTACGCTCCTCCAGCTATCGCCATATTGGCCACCGGCGCTTGCGTCATCGGAGCCCACAGCATCTCGGTCAAGCGCGAGTCGTCTCTGCTTCTCGCCTACGAGGGCACGCGTCAGGTGTACGACCGTTATCGCGCCTCCGTCCAGGATCGCCTAGGTCCGGAGGAGAAGACGATCTCCCAGAATGCCGCGTCCAAGATGGATCCATATCCTCGTGACGCAGCTGTGGTTTGCGGTGAAGGCGACGTCCTATTCTACGACGCCTACAGCGGCCGTTATTTCAAGTCCACCGTCAACAAGATCGACCGCGTCGTCAACGAACTGAACTACACGCTCCTCCGGGAGATGTGCGTCAGCCTCAACGAGTTCTATGC